CTGATAAAACTATCTGGTAGATACTATATAGTCAATGATTATTTAAAATATTTGTCTGATATCACGGTAGATAAATTTGTTTTCAAAAGTCCAGTATACTGGAATAAACAAGATCTTGGATATTTGCCGGAATATTTTTTACCTCACGATATGTATGTAGATAATAAATTAGGTGGTTATTACACGGTTGCCCATGCAGTCGGTAAAAATCAACTAGATCGTTATGAATTAATACTATATACGTGTGCTAGCATGGCAAATGAATATTCAAAGTATTTTTATGTTGATTTGGAATATCTGATATATAGAACATTTAATCTGTTCAATTTAAAAAATGATGTTTTAGAAGTTGATTGGGTAGTTGAAGGTCGTGGCGGGCAGAATGGAAAATATTTTAGGTATTGAGGAAAATTTAAAATGTACACTATTAATCAAATAGGTTATTTCCCCGCTTATGGATTAGATAATCAATATAGATTTACTAAAAAATTTGATAAGAAAATATCTGTAACTATGGACTCAATAGTGCATGATTCGAACGCAGATATCAATATATTGATGCAATGCGAGCCTCCTAATTTATATGTTGATTTCTTTGGTATGGTGCAGCATCATCATAAAAAATTTGATTTAGTCTTAGCGTATGATGAAAGAATACTTAGTATCCCAGGTATAAATGCAGTTGAATTTTGTCCGATAGGCTCCTGGATCAGTAATGACATAGTATTAAATAAAACAAATCAAATATCTTACTTAATGAGCAGCAAGATAAATGGTTACGACTATCATATGAGATTCATGATCCTACGTTGGTTAGAACGAAATAAACTATCTAACTTTGACATCTTGTGGCATAGAAGTCCACCTAGAGTACCAGACAAGAATATATTTTTTAGCAATGCAAAATTCAACATAGCATGTGAGAATCAAGTAATGAATAATATGTTTACTGAAAAACTTATTGATTGTTTAAAGACAAAAACTGTACCTATTTACTATGGTTGTGTCAATATAGAAAAGTATTTCAATCCTCGTGGCATTATTAGATTTAACACTATAGAAGAATTCAATGATATAATGAATAATTTAACTCCTGATATGTATGATGAGATGTTGCCATACATTGAAGAAAACTATGAATTATCTAAACCATTCTGGCAAAAAACAGTATATCAGCGAGTAGAAGAATTAGTTACCGAAAGATTTTTTGACATGGATCAGTATACTGATTTTTTGATAACACATATTTTAGATTAAATACAACTATGAGAACAAACTTAGTAATAGTTGACGACTTTTTAGGTAATCCGGATATTGTTCGTGAATTTGCATTAAAACAAGAATTCAATGTAAAAGGAAATTATCCCGGAGTCAGAACTCGTAGTTTCCTTTCACCAGATTTAAAGGAAGCGATTCAAACAGTCGTTTGGAATTTCGGCAAAGAAATAACTGACTGGTTTGAGACTGACGGCTTTTCTGGATCGTATCAACTTACATACGCTAGTGATCGCAGTTGGATTCATACGGATCATTTCAATAAATGGGCAGGTGTGTTATATTTGACACCCGATGCTCCATTAAGTGGTGGTACTTCCCTCTATATGTATAAAGAGAATGGCGCAACAACGTCGTCAGAAATGGGAGATAGACCGTATGATGCATCAGATATAACCAAATGGCACAAGTATGATACTGTGGCAAACAGATACAATAGATTAGTGATGTATCGTGGTGATCTATTTCATATGAGTAATGATTACTTCGGCAGTACTCCGGAGGATGGACGATTATTTCAATTGTTCTTTTTTAACACACAAGTATAATGAAAACAAATGTAATCATAACTGATAACTTTTACAGTAACCCTGACGGAGTTAGGAGTTTCATCCTTCAGCAAGAATTTAAAAATTACGAATATCCTGGATTACGCACTAAAAGTTTTCTAACTGAAGACACTAAGCAAACCATACAAAGTTTGTTAATGAACGCAGGTGGCTTAGTTTTAGATTGGAATCAAAAAGATGGACTTACTGGTTCATTTGAGTTAGCAACAGCAAAAGATCGTAGTTGGATTCATACTGATCATTTCAACACATGGGCGGGTGTACTGTATTTGACACCAGATGCACCACTGAGCGGTGGCACTGGAATATATCAATACAAGAAAACAGGAGCAACCATTGCTAGACAATTAGAAAGTTATGAAGCACAGGATATGACCAAATGGGAATTGTGCGATATCATAGCGAACAGATATAATAGATTAGTGTTGTATCGAAGTGAAATGTTTCATACCAGTTTAGATTATTTCGGATCAGATTTACATTCAGGTAGACTATTTCAGTTGTTTTTTATAACCACACAATTTTAACATGATTAATAAAGTATATAATTTTTTGGACGAGGAAACTCTACTGGCTCTGAGACAAAAGTTTGAAAGTGCGAAGGGCATGCCTGCATTCGAAGTAAACAATATGGGCAGATGGGGCGCAGGGCTAGAATCAGGATCTTATGCTCCAGTTTTAATTCTGCCACTTGATGACTACCGTGAATACTTTTTAGAAAAATACAAGCAAGTTCATCCTGATTTTGCTGATTATAAAAAACTAACGTGCTTCATGCATATATGGTTGCCTGGATCACAAATAAATTTTCACCATGATGATTCTAGTGATAACGGCAATCCAAGATTGAGTAGTACAATCTACATCAATGACAGGTGGAATTGGAATTGGGGAGGACTGTTTTTATACGACGATCCAGATACTGGTCAAGGTTGGGTATATCCACATTCAAATAGTATGGTATGGTTTAGACCACCCATCTATCACGCAACATCAATGATAACTAATGCTGCTGAAATTCCAAGATTAAGCATTCAGTTGTTTTTCAATAAATATTGACCCATGAATCTTGATCTTTGGTTTCCTAGTGTAATTGGGCGTTCTGAACATCCAGAATGGCTAGACTCAATGAGTGCTGCGGTAGATAGTATATTCAACAATAATGATGGATTAAATACAGATTTCTATAGTAATGGAAGAACCACGTACGGCACTAGAAATTTAGCATATGAAAGTAATTTTTCGCCGTTTATGAATTTTCTAATGGATCGTGCTAAAAACTTTTTAGATATGCAAGGTTATGACTCAGATAAAGTAAATTGGCGACCTTACTTATTTGCTAATAGTTTTTTACAAGGTAGTAATCATCCGAAACATCTGCATACACAGTGCAGCATAAGTGGCATATATTATCTTTCAACGCCTGAAGGAAGTAGTGATATCATTTTTTATCCTAATCAGCCTTTCAAGGACTTCTTTGATTACATGTATAACATAAAAGACTACGGTAATTGGTATTCACTGCAAAAAACAAAGTATACACCTTACCCTGGTTTACTGTTATTATGGCCAGCGTGGCTGTATCACGAAGTTCCACCCAACAATAGTTCTGAGCCAAGAACTAGTTTAGTTTTCAATATTTAATTTTTCAATAGTATATAACTTTTCTTTAATGGTTGGCGAACTTAGTGTTTTGCCAACTCCTGGATGTATTGGTCTGGGTATGCCTTCAAGTTTAACCCAACAATATCCCTTGTGTTCATCATTCAGTACTGGGATAAATTCTTCGTCAACTTTGATCAAAAATGTGTGATAGACAAAAACACCATTGTCACTAGTGTATTGCTCTATGGGTATTATTTTTGCATCCTTGACGCACCCACCTAGTTCTTCACTGATTTCACGAATCAACCCAGTCTCTATTGATTCATGTTGTTCTATTTTGCCTCCGACGATACCCCACGTATCTGGAAATTTGCCACTGTTTCTTAGTAAGAACAGATAACGATTAGTGTTGGTAGCATATATCAATGCACCACATCCTTGTTTTAGATTATTAGCTGCCATTTTCCTGCTGGATAGTATCCCTCATAACTTTTAATCCATTGAGTGCCATCCCAACGATATTGAGTTCCAGTTGTCAAATTAGTCACATATTGGCTGACTATTTCGTTGCGACTATCAAACACAACTGCCCAATGCTGACCATTGAACTCAATAATATCGTTTTTATATGCCTCTAGTGGAGTATCATCAATGCCGGTCCAATTATAGTATGGTTGAGCGCCAGATTCAAGTACATAATCATTCACTAATAGATATCTGGTTCCAACTGCCAAATCCTGTAGTGAATAGTTAGGACGACTGGTCAACGGATCAATTATAGCATTTATTGGATCCAGTGTATTTGCTGGCAGTGCATCAACATCAGCCGACCAAATCAACACCGTATCATCTATAGGATTGTATGCAACAGTTCCTGCTACAATGTTGCCGTCATCTAGTTCTAACTTAACAGTACTTGTTCCATTTACAAGATTGCCGTATATGTTGACGATATCTCTCCATGGTTCGTTTGCACCTGTTTTACTGGTCACAGCAGTAAACACGATCTTGTCGCCTATGTTGCCAGTAACTACATTACTGGTTACAACAGTGTCGCCACTGACTGATACAACAGTACAATTTGCGACTGTTTGAATACTGTTTGATGTTATACTAGTGATGCTTAGATCACTGACTACCATCAATGGCTCAATATCATCACTGTCAGTTAAGTACACAGTTGTATTAGCGGTAACATTGCCTGCCAATTCTTTTACTATTTGTGTACCAAATTTATCATTTACTGGTTGATTGTTTTTTACTAGCCTCAACTGATTGTCTAATAGTATTACGCCGTACTGTAGTGGCGTTATGTATTGTCTACTCAGTAAATTAGCATCACTGAATATAGATTCATCAATATTGCCACTAGCGTCAAAGACGTTAGCGATAATTTTTTGTATTACGCCTAGTTTTCTGACCAGAGCAGGAGCACTTATAAAGATAGGTAATTCAAATGTAAGTGTGGCAACATCTATGTCTATGTTGCCACCTACTGGCACTGTTCTAGAACTCCATGTTGTTTGTGTTAACAGAACATATGTTATACTAGTCCAATCAATGTAGTTATCAGTTGATTGAATTTCCAGTGCTGGATTAAATAGTGTACTAATTTGTTCTATGATTTGTAATTTCTGTTCAGTATTGCTAGTCCATATGTCTAGTTTCAGCGTTAATTTATATGGCACAGGCATCAATCGTTCAACTGTTAGAACATCGCCCTGTGTAGTTGAATAATTGCCAGTTGACGGATTATAGTATCGTTCACGTACATTTAATTTGCCTACATAGGTTGGATTCTGAACTCGCTCACGATCATATGATAGGTCGCTAATATACACAGCCATGCAGGGAGTAGAATTTAATGTATTTTCGCTATTCTGTTGAATAATGCTGGCAACTTGTCTGCTACTGTCTCCATATATCACGGGCACACGTTGTAGTGCTATAACGCCATTACTGTCTTTGCCGAATTGAACTTGAAAATTACTAACCATTCTTATAAACTGAATTATGTAACGACGTATTTGTTGATCATAAAAAAATTGCTGTAACTGCATGATTAATTGTCCGCTTTAGGAGTTAATGCCTTACTAAGGCTTTGACGGGATGGTAATGTCTGACCGCTATCGTCAACGTATGTGTCAGTATTGTTTACAAACAAACTACGTTGAGTTCTATTATTTGGACCCGGAGTTAAATCTGTTCTTACACTGTCTTCGATCTTTGTCCAACGTGATCCATCATATCTAAACAGTCTGTTAGGTACATAGTCAGTTCTAAGAAAGTAATTACCTATTTGAGGATTTGTAGGGAATGAAGTGCCTACGCTTACTGGCCATCCATTAGGTGCAATGCCATCGCCGCCTAGATATGCGGGAATATTAGTATCTGGTGTGGTGGGTGCTACTGCTGCAAAATTTCTTGTAGAATTAACACGTAAATTACGGGTATTACCTTGCACACCTGTAGGATCACCTGGAGAACCGTCTGGATTTAATGGTAATACGTACAGTTCATCTACATTTGTTCCGCTCTTTGATACGTCAGTTTCCGCTTGTTCGATAATCGCATCGTTTATTTCTAATAATTTATCTAGTGTACTTAGATAACCACTAAGTGGTGTGGTATTACCATTTACTTGCTGATTTGATATTTGATTTAAAATATCTTTGTATTCTTGACTGTCTACTAATGGATTTAGTTTAACACGGGATAAGTGTGGCCACCAAGTTTGACTAAATCCTTCTGCTGCAAACGTAACTTCTTCAACTACATAATATCTTTTTAAAATATTAGGTATATCATTATCTAGTGGATAAAAATCTTTTTTATGTTGTAATTCAACTACGTCTCCGCTGATTATCTTTCTACCTAGATATTTTACGGTATCAGTTAAATGAAAGGTCATGTAGATAGTATCAGCACTCATGAATATGCCAAATTGACTTAGATTAAAATCATTATCGTTTACTGTATATATTCCTCGGAGAGTATAAACACTACTATCATACTTTCTATCACGATTTTCTAGAAATAATAAATCTTGGATATTAGATGCACTCTGATTTAAATAGTTTGGCTTAGATGCGTCATTCCAAAAAATGTTAACGGCCTGACCAGACGATATAGTATCGGTAATATTTGACGTCAATGTTATAGTATTAGTGGTAGTATTTGTACTAAAAATTACAGTATTTGAACTGATGCCACTGCCGCTGACTGTTTGACCTATTTCAAATGCTGCTACATTACTAAAATATAATGTATTACCGCTGCTTACTGTTGTTATGGTGGTATAAGTATTAGATTGAGTGATAGGTCCTAAATATTTGTGTAATAAAACACCAGTACCGCCAATAGTAAATTGTTCTGATATTAGTTTGTCAAAATAGCGATAATCATTGGTATGTTGTCCGTTTTTCCATAGTGATAAGCGTGGCACGATTAAATCCTTGATTGTGTGTTGTATTTATGATAAACCTGTTGACAGAAAACTTGCGGTGTGTTAAGATCTACTTCTTCTCGTATAGAAAGGTAAAAAATGGCAGTTGTAGCAGGCATCAAGATCAAGTCCAAAGCACCTAAGACAAAAAATGTTGCATTTTTTGACGAAAAGTATACTGGTCCAGAGCCTCAGTGGACTAAGGATGCTGTCAACTGGTCAGATGAGCAGTTTGATAGCCAACTTCGTAGGTCTTTCTACTACTACAATTACTACTATACTGTCAAGAACATTCGTAAAAATCTTAACGAATGGGTAAAGAAGTGTGGCATCTTTACCAAAGAAGAAAGCAAACACTTTGATCGAGTAGGTGATAAGTATGTGCCTATCACCGCATGCAGCCTGATTATGGCGCACAATTCTGGAATGCCGCTGAAAGATCGTCATATTGAATTTTTGACCACTACCGTGAAATCTCTGATCAGTAAGCATCGTGATGATACTGAAGAGGAAAATGCCGAGGTTGTCACAGAACCAGTAGTTCGTGTATCTATTCAAGAACGTCTGGCAGAAAAAACATCTGAAAACATCGGCGATCTTGAGGGTCATTTTGACAACGTTATTAAAAATGTCAAGGCAGAATTTAAGCCACATGACTTTTTTGTTGCAAGGAATGTGCCACAAGCACAATTGACCAAGTACGAAAAGGTATTTGAAAGTCGTAAAGAAGAACTTCTTGCCGCACAGTCAAAGCAAGATGCACAACTGGTAGAAGCGTATAAGCATTACAAGGCAGCAGATTTCAAGCGAGTGATCGGCTGGATTGAAAATCTACTTGCTGCGATTGAGCAGTATCGTGGTGTAAAGCAGGCAACCAAGAAGGCAAGAACCAAGAAAGTTCCTAGCAAGCAAAAACTTATCGCTAAGTTGAATTATGCACTGGAAAACAAAGAACTAAAGATTGTTAGCATTAATCCTGCTGACATTATCGGTGCAACCGAACTATGGGTTTATAATAGCAAGACCCGAAAAATCGGAAAGTACGTGGCTCAAGAGTTTAAAACACTGAGCGTTAAGGGTAGTTCTATTGAGAACTTTGATGAAACAAAGAGTGTAAATAAGACTATTCGTAAGCCAGAAGAAAAACTCAAGGAGTTCGCAAAGGCGGGCAAAGTTCAATTGAGAAAGTTTCTTACTGAAATCAAGGCAGTAGAAAGCAGGTTGAATGGCAGAATCAATGCCGATACATTGCTACTAAAAGTATCTTGACGTTAAAATCCCGATGGCATAAATATTGTTATCGGGATTTTCTTTATGACCACAGTAACCATACAACCAAATTTACAAAATGATTTATCACTAAGAACACAAAATCTTGGTGGTCCAGGACCGATTAGTCAATCTAGTGCTATTGACGCGGCTGGAAATATTCAAACGCTGAATCAACTTCGTAATGAGATGGTTGATTACATGCGCCTGCGTCTTGCTGATCAAATAGTTGATATTGAATTAGATAAAGAACACTATGATTTGGCTATCAAGCAGGCACTGATCAAATATAGACAAAAAGCAGCGAATGCAGTGGAAGAAAGTTATGCTTTTCTGGACTTATTGCCAGAAGTGCAGGAATACATACTTCCTAACTACATAATGGATGTGCGTCAGATATTCAGACGAGGCATAGGAAGCACTACTGGTACTACTGCCAGTCAATTTGAACCATTTGCCAGTGGATATCTTAATACATACATGCTAGTTGCTGGTAGAGTTGGTGGACTATTAAATTACGAATTGTTCACGCAGTATCAAGAATTAGCCATGACTATGTTTGGCGGTTATATGAATTATACATTTAATCGTGTTACCAAAAAACTGACATTAGTGCGTAAAATGCCAGATTATGGGCATACTTATTTTTCCATAAAGAGTTTGACTAGTGCTGGTACAGTTGCAAATTCGGTAATAACTATAGAGTTGAATAGTCCAGTAACCATTGCCGCTAACAATAGTATGTACATAGAAAATTGTCCAGTTGCTGGCTATAGTGGACAGTTTGTGATAACATCTGTAGATAGTTCTGGAACAATTATTACCGTTCTTGCTAATCAAAGTTTAGGCGCAACAAGTGTTACTGGCTTTAATCTTAGTCAGACAAAGATATGGAGTCCAGAAGTAGATGGGCTTAACGGTGGTGAAAGCGTGTTATTATGGATTTACAATCATAAGCCAGATAGTGTATTGTTGAGTGATCCACAAGTATATCCTTGGCTACAGGAATATGCGTTAGCATTCGTCAAGAGTATTTTAGGACAGGCTCGTGGTAAACATTCAAGTATTGCTGGTCCTCAGGGTGGTGGTCAATTGAATGGAGCAGCATTGATGCAGGAATCACAGGCAGAAATGGAAAAGTTAGAAGAGGAGTTAAAGAACTATGTTGACGGATCACAGCCGTTGACATGGGTAATTGGATAATGCGTAAAATTATAGCATTTGCTGGTTTAATAGGCAGTGGTAAAGGGACTGCTGCTGATCATTTGATAAAAAACCATAATTTTGTTGGTTTAAGTTTTGCCGGATCTCTCAAGGACTGTCTATCGGCAGTATTTCATTGGGATAGAGAATTGTTAGAGGGCGTAACGCCGGAATCCAGAGAATGGCGAGAGCGTGTTGACCATTATTGGGCACAAAAATTGCAAATTAAGAATTTTACGCCCAGAATGGCAATGCAGCATATTGGCACTGAATTATTTAGAAATCATTTTAATGATTATATTTGGATCTATAGTTTAGAAAAAAAGATACTGAGTATAGACAGCAATATAGTTATTAGTGATTTAAGATTTCCTAATGAAGCCAATATGCTTAGACATTTAGGCGCAAATATAATCAGAGTTGCAAGAGGTGATGATCCTGTATGGTATAGTGTTGCTAGAATATGCCCAGATGAAATGAAAGTTTTGTATCCTACTATACATTCTAGTGAATATAGTTGGGCTTCCATTGAGTTTGATAGTGTTATTGACAATAATGGCTCATTAGATAGTTTTCTAACACAGGTAAATCACCTGGTAGAATGAATTAAAATAACATATTATTTACGGACTTAGTATACTCAACACGCTATAATTTCTCATAAACGATAAATAAGTTTATAAGTCTTATGAGGAACAAAACATGGCATTAGTAAGTCCAGGCGTACAAGTTACAGTAATAGATGAAAGCAACTATGCACCAACTGCTGTAGGCACCGTTGCTTATGTATTACTGGCTACCGCTGAAAATAAATTAGCACCAGGTGGTACAGGCATTGCTGCTGGAACAACAGCAGAAAATGCAGAGAGAATTTGGACAATTACCAGTCAACGTGATCTATCAACTACGTTCGGCGATCCAATATTCAAAACAACAGCAGGTGGCTCACCTATCAATGGTGACGAACAAAATGAGTATGGATTATTGGCAGCATATAGCAGTTTAGACGTCAGTAATACCATGTATGTTCAACGTGCTGATGTTGATCTGTCAGAATTACAAGGAACAGTCATTAGACCATTGTCGAATCCTAACAATGGAGCCTTGTGGTTAGATGCAGCGACAACAAATTTTGGAATTTATGAGTGGAATTATTCAACAAACAGATTCACTCAAAAAATTCCTACTGTAATAACCTCTACAGAAAATTTAGCAACAGACAACTTTACACCTAATGTAAATCTAGGATCAATCGGCGATTATGCGGTAAATACATATGATCCAAACAATCCTGTATTCTACAAGATATATGATAACACATGGCAGTTAGTAGGCAATACCGGATGGCAGTTAGGTATACCAGCGGTCGTTGGTTCTGCTACTAGTCCAGTTATAGCATCAAATGCTAATATCGATATTAACGGAACAACTATTTCACTTACTATTGGTCAAACGGTCGCTAATGTGGCAGGAGCGATTAACAGTGCTGTTGGCGGCGATGGTGGCCTTGAAGGAATATTTGCTAGAGTAGCGAACAATCAATTAGTAATTTCTGCAAATGCAGATGCTGTAGGTAGTAACGTAAATATTTCAAACGCAAATGGTACTGCATTATCTACACTAGGTATTACAGCAGGTGTATATCCAGCAGCGGCAACTGCGTTTGCACCATCAAACAATGTACCTTCATGGCAGGGACAATCATCTCCAGCAAATAGTAAGCCTACTGGTAGTATTTGGCAAAAAGTAAGTACACTAGGCAATGGTGTCAATATGATTGTCAAAGAATATAATTCTTCCAGTAGAACTTGGAATCAATTGACCGTAAACTCTTTTGCGAACGTATTTACAGCGTCATACGGATTAGATCCAACTGGTGGCGGATTGAATATTTCACAAGGCACAGTATTCAATCAATATAATTCATACGGTAATGATACTGTTGCTAGTTATCTATGGAGAAAGAAGGTAACTGGTCCTACAGTAGCGATTGGTAGTTTAACATCGCCTACTGCACCAGGCACTGGATCTTCGTTCACGTTAACAACTAGACCTGCAGCAACATCTGCAAATACAACTGCATATACAGTTACCATATCAACT